TAAGCCCTGCCTAAAATAATTCTTCACCTTCTATAATATATTCTTTAGTAGAATTTATCAACAAAATAGTTACAAAAAAATATCAAAAATAACAAAAAAAGAAGTTGTCCCTATTTAAATTGGACAACTTCTATGTTCTATCATCTTTCTACACTTAACAAATCATCAGATTTTTCAACAATATATTTATAAGAATCTATAACCCCTTGTATATAAAATTGTGCTCCTAAATTTTCTACAAAAAATCTTATAAGTTTATCTAACTCTTCATCATCTAAACTTTCATTTTTTTCAAGTTTAAAATATTTTAAAAGTTCTTCTTTCAAAAAATCTTTTTTTTCTTTAGAAATATCAAAATTATTATTTATTGTAACGCTACCTTTCTTATTGTTATCTATAATAATATCACTTATAAAAAAACTAGTGTAACAATGCCCTTGCTTATCATAATAATCTTCTTTATTCCCATAATATCCTTCTTCAACTTTATTTAAATCATTTTTATTCATACAAATTCACGCCTTCTAAATAAATTTGGAATATATCCCATATAATACATTTTATTCACCAATCATATTAAAGTTACTTAATATATTATTTTAATCTTTAAGTTTTTATCATTAAGGAAATTATAAAAAGATTTTAATTTGTGATTATATAAATTAATTTTGTAAATAATAAATTTGAGGTGATTTTATGTATAAAGCAATTGGTATAAATATGGATAAAGAATACAAAGCCTTAAGAAAAAAATCTAAACGCTTTGTTCCCCCATCTCATTATAGAGATAACTATTCAATGAATAACTCTAAGGAAGATGACTTAGAGGATTATTCATTCTTTGATTCTATGGAAGATTTAAAGGATTGTGCTAACTCTAATGATGAGGATTGCAAAATAAGATCTTGTCTATTAAACAAAGAAATTCAAGTAAATAAAAAAGTTCTTATTGCATCCTGCATAGGAGCTGCAGCAGGTATTATAGGTGTAACCTGTGCAATGAAAAAAATGAATTCAAAATCAAACAAAAGTCTTTTAGCAGCTGCTCCTTCTTTAATGAAATTTGCTAAAACTATGCTTTAAAAAGTAAAAAGAAGCCACATAAAACTTTGTGGCTTCTTTTTGATTTAATAATTAAATTTTATTTTAAAATTTTAAACTTTTAATTTCTTAAAAGTTCTTTTAAACTATACTCTAATTAGTTTTTACTATTTTATTAAAAATGCAAATTCTCCTTCTACAACATTTACTAAGTCTTTTGGATTCATTTTTATTTGATGTCCTATCTTTCCTGCACTAAATATTATAAAATCTAAATCTTCTGCACTCTCATGTATAAATGTTTTATAGTTCTTTTTCATTCCTATAGGGGAACATCCACCACGAATGTAGCCGGTGTATTTTAATATATCCTTAACTGCTATCATTTCAACCTTCTTTTCTCCAGCTATCTTAGCAGCATTTTTTAAATCTAATTCTTCTGCAACTGGTATAACAAAAACATATAACTCTTTGCTTGTTCCTTGAGCTACTAATGTTTTAAATACATTTTTCTCATCTACTCCAATTTTATGAGCTACTGAAATCCCATCTATCTTTCCATCTTCACTTTCATAACTTAACATTTCATATGAAACCTTTTTAGAATCTAATATTCTCATAGCATTTGTCTTAAGCTTCTTATCTTTTGCCATAATTTTCACCTCTTAAAATTAAATCATTTATAATTATACAATAAACACTTAAAATATATAACTCTAATGCAAAAAGGACTAGTTAAACCTAGTCTTTTTATACTAATTTAAATGTTAAATCATAATCACTTATATTACCATCATAATATTCAATCCCATATTCACTTTATAATATTAAAAATATAATTATAAATAATATAATTATAATAAAAGCTATACATCCACAACTTAGACAAGTTACAACATCATCATCTGTATTAGAACTATCATTTTTTAATCCATCCATAGCATCAAAGCTTGTCTTATTATATACTTTATTGTAAGCTGCCTTTTTAGGATCATTAACCCATCCCATGCCCTTTTTACCATATGTAGGATTTATAGATTTTTTTACTTGTCTTTTTACTTTTCCAGTTGTTCTTGATTTTACACTTTTTTTTAAGCTTGGTTTTCTAGGACCTATCTTCATAACTACCTCCTAATTTATCATTTTCCGTTTAACATTATATAATATTTTTATTAATATAAAAAGTTTATATCCTTATCGGTATAAAGTTTTATAGCATGACAATAATTAAAATATAGATTAACTTTATTTGTATAAATAGCTTCAAAAATGAAAAAAGTGATAGATAATATTAATTATCTATCACTTCTTAATTAGATCTTCTTAACAAATTCAGAATTAACAAATCCAACTTTTCCATTTTTAGTTGTTACTCTATACCAACCTATAAAATTGGAATCCACCCAATTTATTCTAAAAATATCACCTGCATTTATCTTATCTACTATTCTAGAATTTAATGATCCTTCTTCTCTTACATTTAAAAAAGTACTTACATTATGAGTAGTAGCCATTTGTAGCTTTTCTACATAATCTGCATTTACATAACCAACTATTCCATTATACTCAACGTAATACCAACCAAGATAATCTTCATCAACCCATTTTATTTTAAATGTTTGGCCAGCTGATATTGAGCCAATTACTTTAGAATTAGTAGTTCCTTTAGCTCTTATATTTAATTTAATACTTACATTTTTAGTAGTAGCATTGTCTAAAGTAAAATTATTTGAATCAATAAATATTCCATTAGTGAACTCATTCATATCACATCCACCACTTACACCAGCTACACTTCCATTCTCTGAATATTGGAATCCAACCCATGAATCCCATATGTTATTGGCTCCTGGAGTGTTTACCCCATAATGTGCAATCCAAACTGGATAATTACCTAGTCTACTATCTAAGTTGTTATTTGCAAAGCTTGTATATGTATATACAACAACTTCTTTTCCAGTAAGTCTTTTTACCTCTTCTAAGAATTCTATACACATAGAAGTTAAATCTCTTGCTCCTACACCTTCAGTAGTTTCTATATCTAAAGCTAATTTACAATCATAATTAACTGCTCCTATTTCATTTAAATAATTTACGAAAAAATTTGCTTGATCCTTGGCTCCTTTATTAGCTCTAAAGAAATGATAAAATCCTACTCTTAATCCTTGCTCTTTCGCTCTCTCATAATTTTGTTTAGCATATTTATCCTTAAAGTAATTACCTTCTGTAGCTTTAATATAAACTACTTCTACACCATCATTTTTTACACTTTTAAAATTTATATTTCCTTTCCAGTTTGATACATCAATTCCTTTTAAATTATTATTGTTTCTACTTTGCATTATTAATTCCTTCTTTCTTTTAAATTTCTATAATTAAAGCCAATAAAAAAAGACTATCTCTAGTCCTATCTATTACCTTAATAAACTATTTGTTTTCCACTGGCACATAGTTTGATATTGCAGCTAGTTTACTTTCTAAATCAATATTCTTAGACTTAAGCTCTTGGTTTTCTTCTTGTAACTTCTTTAATATCTCTGAATTTTCTAAAACAGCCTCTTTTCCTTTATTAACTTCTCCAGCAATACTTTGTCTTAATTCTTTTACATCTGTTGGTGATAACTCTGGAAACTTATCCATCATCATTTTGTCAAATTCATAAGCTTTAGAACTTAATTTCTTTTCTACTGATTCTGTGATACGGAAGTTTTCTTCAACTACATTCCAAACTTGCTTTGCTATATCTATATACTGTTTATTTTTTATTATCTTTTCTTCTAACCCACTTTTCTGTAATTTACTTTCTAATACTTTAATTACTAATTTTAAAATTGTTTTTAACATTTTAATTCCTTCTTTCTTAATTTTATTTATAAAAAAAGAATCATAATTTCTTATGATCCTCTTTATCTTCTTTAAGTTGTATTAATGCATTTTTTAATTTACTTGGTACTGGTACACCTAATTCACTTGCATTTTCTATAATGCTTATGCCTTCATTGGCTATGTAAAAATAGCATACCAAAGTTCTAAATATCCAATTCCCTGTATTTAAAAGTCTGTCTAACATTACAGCTACTATAAGAATAGTGAAAATAACTCCCTTTCTTGCTATTCCTTTAAGTCCTATATTGCTGCTTAAATCTTTATTAACATAGCCTTTAGTAATGCCAGTAATATAATCTAAAGCCATTAAGACTATAAGTATAACTAAAGGGGTGTCCCATGCTCCTAATAGCCATGTAAATAAAGTTCCTATTGCTACAATACCTATCTTTAAATAATCAAATATATTTTCCATTACTCTTTTGTCCTTCCTTACTCTGAAATTGGCTCTAAATCTATATTTGTAACAGGTGTATATACTAATTTTTTAGTTTCTAAATTAACTGAATAATTATGAATGTTAAAAAATATATCCATATTTCTAGGATAAATAGCTCTTAAACAATAACTTTCTTTATCTTGCCTATCTTTTATAAAATAGTTAAAGTCTTGTACTCCACCTGCAACCTCTATTATTTTCCCTGTAAACTTACTGTAGAAAATAGTCATGCTATTTTCATGTTCTTTATCCTCTTTTGCTTTTTTTAACATTTCTTCTTTACTAAACATTTTAATCTCCCTTCTAAGCTGTTACATGTAAAGTTGCTACTACCTGTAGTCCTTCTGTTGTAAATGTATCATTATCTCTTATACATCCTCTACAAGCAACTTGTGCATAGGTATGTCCATTTGCTCTATATACTCTACCAGTAGAAACAGTAATATTTTCTGAACTAAACGGCTTTCCAGTATATTTATACCAACCTTTTAGTGATGCTGTTATATCAATATATTGTGGATCTACATAGTCAAATCTAGCTGGCAACTGAACATCTCTATAAATATAATTATTACTTCCATCTGTATTTATTGATACAGCTTCATGATAACTTAAAGAACGATATGGGTATTTCATCCCTGGAGCGTACCACATATTACCTTCTTCTCCAATTTGATTCCATGCACCACTAGCAAATTTACAGTTATAGCCCATTCCATCTAATTTAAATGTTGTATCGTATGTTTCGCCACCCTTAGGCAAATATTTTACTGCTCCTACATTTCCTTTATAGACAGCTACTTCACTTATATAAAGCCAACAATATTCATCTAAATTAGTATTAGGCTTCATTCCATTATTATCGAAACGTAGCCATACCCACTCGAAATTACCAGTATTAAACGTAAAGCTATATGGAATGTCATTGGTTAAATCGCTTCTTTCTCCCCCTAAAGCTTGCATAACTCTTATTACTTGTCCATAATCACCAGATTCTGTATTACTTAGCATTACAAATGCTTCCATGCTTTGTATATTCTGTTCTACTTTGTAGTGAAAATTTAGTGTATATGTTGTATTTTTTTCTACTTTAAAAGATTTATAGGAAGTTAAAAACTTTTCTGATGTACTTTTATTTTTTACAGCTCCACATACCTTCCCACTAAATCCATATCCAGTATAAGGACCACTCCAGAACTCTCCTCCACATATCCACTCTCTTAATCCACCTGCAAAAGTTCCATTAGGTACTAAGTTGTGTAAATTAGTTGTTTGTGCAACTCTAAGTTGAAAATCTCTATTAGATTGTTTATACTCTGTAAACTGCTGTATAGTTACAGCACTAGCAATTCTTCCATCTAGTGTATTTATTCTACTCTCTGTAGCACTAACTCTATTAGTTATACCATTTAAGTTAGTTTCTACATTAGTAACTCTACCATTAATATTAACTACTTCCTGCTTACTAGCTTTATCATTAATATTACTTTCTAAAGTTTGTGCTTTACTTTCTGTAGAGCTTACTCTTTGAGTTATTGAATCTAAACTAGCTTTTATAGTTGCAACTCTATTATTAACTTCTGTTACCTCTTGCTTAGATGCTTTCCCACCTAATGTAGTTTCTATAGAACGTGTTTTGCTTTCTGTAGAACTTATTCTTTGAGTTATACTATCTAAATTAGTTTCTATTGTTGCCACCTTATTCTTAGCTGTTGACATTTCAGTTTTTAATATATTAACTGATTCATCATTTTCAGTTATATCAAAAACAGTTGCATAAGCTATATGCCAAATTATTGGATTACTTGTTGTTGGGGTTTCCACTCCATCTAAAGCAAAGAAACTGGTACTAGAAAAACTTCCTGCATCACCACATTTTAATAAATGTATATACTCTTCCCACTTACCTGTTCCATTTACTTGTGTTAACCATTTTGAAGTTCCATTGTTCCCAGTAGAATTTGAGTACCATCCTATTGTTAATCCAACTGGAATCTTAGCAATAATTTTTGTTACAAATATAGCATTTGCTCTAGTCATATTTCCAAAATAAAAGCCTCCATAGTTAGGACTTGCACTTCCAACAGTTTTTACTTCTATACAATATTGTGAATCAGTTGGACATCCATTAATTTTAGAAATTCTTGAAGTTGTTACAGTTCCATTTCCTTTATTATTATAAGTATTAATGTTATTTGAACTATTTTTAAATGTAGGATCACTAAATAACATTTTCCCTAGACTCATGGCACTAGCTAAATCTTTAGCGTTATTAGCTAAATTATCTACAACATTTATCTTATTAATTAATTCTGTTTTTGTTTTATCTATATCTGATTGTTCAACTTTAAGAGCAATTTTATTTTTTAATATATCAATATTACTTTCTACATTATGAACTTTAGTATTAACAACATTGATTTCTGTATTGGTATAGCTCTTAGCATTATTAAGAGCTTCATTGGCTTTACTAGCTGCAATACTATCTGCATGAGAATTAGCACTACTTATAGCTTCTTGTTTAGCTGTATTAGCTTTATTAGTAGCTATATCTGTAGCAAAGTTTTTAGATGCATCTAAATTAGAATTTATTTTACTTGTTAAATCTCTATTTAAATTACTTACACTTGTAGTAATGGTTTGTGTGATAGAATTTAAATCTTGAACACTAGCTTTTATACTATTATTTTCTTGTGTAAGTTTACTTTCCACTATACTTATTTTATCTGTTACTGTTTTAATATTATCTAAAACATAATCTGGTGCCATGCTCCAACTATCTGAAGAAGTTGCTCCTTCAACCATTTTTACAAATTCAATGTACAAATCAAAGTCATATCCTAAGTTGCTAGTAATAAATCTAAACTGTCTTTCATTTCCTACTTGAGTTGGATTAAATGTAAATTTAAATATTTGCCATTCTGTAGTTAAGCTTAATTCTTTACCAAACACATAATTATAGCTATTACCATCACAAATATTAAATGTTAAAATTTGATTTTTTGAAGCCTTTAACTTACATACAACTGTATATTTTTTAGAAATGTCTAAAGGTTTATTAAGCAAACTATTATTAGAAATATAACATCCCCAAGAAGCGTAATTAGTAAACTTAAATTTTAATATTCTATTTTCTATGGTTAAATTATTTGAACCATTTGTACAGCTCCAATGATCTGTGTCTTTAAACTCTCCAGAATTTAAAATCATATTTACATCATTAAATTTTATATTTTGAATAGATTTATCTATATCTGATTGAGAAACTTTACTTTCTATCTGACCTTTTAAAATATTTATCTCGCTAGTATTTTTATTCAAATGAGTATTAACATTAGTAATTTCTGAATTAACAAAAGCTTTAGCATTATTAAGAGCTTCATTAGCTTTACTATCAGCGTGAGAATTAGAACTGTTTATAGCTTCTTGTTTCTTTAACTCTGCTATTCTGTTAGCTTCTAATATTGCATCTTGTTTTGCCTTATCTGCTTTAGAAATTGCTATATTAAGGTTCTCTTGTGCTTGTTGTATTCTCTTTTGCTCCTCAGTTGTAATTTTTCCATCTGCATTCGCTATCGCATTAGCTTGTGCTAGATCTGCTTTAGCTTTTGCTACATCATCAGAATAAGCTTTTAAATCTTCAGGAGCTGGTGTCCAATCGCCAACCTTATCACCTTCAACATAAATTAAATTAGTTAAGTAATAAGTTATTTGGGGATTGTCTACATTAGAATAAAAACATAGTGCACCACCATTACCATTCCAAATTCCTGTTCCAGTAATTTTAGTCCACTCAGTTGTTAAAGAAATTTCCTTTGTTCCTTCTCCATATTCATGTGCAACAGTTATTTTGCAAGTTTTATCACTTTTTATCATAAAACTCCAAGAATATGTAGTCTTAGGTTTTCTTTTTAAGATTGAATAAACACCTTGACCGGGGGTTTGTGTAGTTACTTTAACACAATTTCCTAAAACACTATCTTTTATAATTTGAACCGTTGCATTATTATTTGGATTGTTAAATCCCCAATTTTTCCAACCAAAATCAAAGTTAGAATTTATAGCTAAATTTCTAAAACTTATTTGAAGGTTATTAATAGCATTATTAGCTAAGTTTATAGCTTCTTCCTTAGCTCTATTAATATTATTATTTATAGTAGTTGTACTCTGAGTAAAAGTTTGTGAATCTACTTTAAACTTTAATGCATTATCTAAAGCGGTTAAGGAAGCTTTTTGACTAGATAGTTCTTTGCTATGCTCTGTAATAGTATTATTTTGTGTAGATAATTCTACATCTAAAGTTCTATCACCTACAGTAACCTTAGTACCCTTAATAGTTTCAGTACCATTATTGTTTACTTCTCTAATAACACTATTTATATCTAGCTTATTACCACTTATATTAGCGTTGTCAGCTACTTTATTATTATCTATAGCTCCATTAGTTATCCCTGCATTATGAACTCCATCTGAATCAAGCATTATGGTTTTACCATCTTTACCTCTGATAAGTAGTCCATAATCTGTAGTACTATCTGTTTTCCTATACTCTCCTAATATAACTCTATTAACATTATTTCTATTAATAAGAATTTGATTTCCTACAATTTCTATGGTTCCATCTGCACTAACAATTCTATGTTTGCTAGTTGTTATATCTCCAACTTTTAACTTATTTACAGATAAAGAACTTATTTCTGCATCTCCTATAGCTCCCTCTGCTATTATTCCCGAACCAGCTGTTATTGCTCCTGTCGCTATATTTTCTGCTGTAAGATTTTTATTAAGTGCATTTTCTATACTAGCTGTTTTAGATTCTAATACATTTATTTTTCCAACTGCTGCGTTTAAATCTGTTATATTAGCTTTACCAATTATAGCTTGTTGTAAATCTGCTTTTATCGAGTTTAATTCTACAATATTAGCTTTTTTAGAATTTAAATTAACTATATCAGCTCTTATCGCTGTTAAATCATCTGTATATAACCTCTGTATTTTAGCATCAACAGCTGTTAAATCATTTATACTAGCCTTATCTATTAAAGCCTTTTTTATATTTGCTTGTTCAATAGAATATCTCTCCATTGATTGAGCAACTGATCCTTTACTATCAAAGCTAGAATCTTGTCTAGTTTTTCCTTTAGCCTTTACTTCTGATGAAATACCATTCTTATAGGTAAACTTTTGCTCCATTATTAAAGCATTATATTTATTCCCATTTAAATCAGTTAAATTTAATATATCTCCAGCCATTATAGCTGGGTTACCTTTCCACTTAGCTGTATATGGTATATATTTAAACCCATTGTATTTAGTATATATATCACTTAAAATTTCTTTAGTTATTATTGGATTATTAAATACAATTTTATTTCCATCATCTGTACCAGTACTTAATTCTTCTTCACCTTTTTTGGCTATTACTTTTTTTATAATACACTCATTAGCTTCAATATCTAATTTAAATAAATTATGAGGTGTCATTTCCTGCTTTACTACCTCATAATCTCTAACTTCTAAGTCACCTATCCTATTAAATCTAGCAAATGAACCACAAAGGGAAGCTATAAATCCTATAGCTTCCCTTAATGAATATCCCTCTATTTTATTAACTCTATAATTAGGTAATTTACTGGCTAAATTAACGCCTGCCTTTTTACATATTTCTTTAGCAATATCGTTTATATCTGCTGGATAAGATAAATCTGAAAAATATACTTTTTCTAATCCTAGCATATTATCTACACACTCAAGATTTATAAATTTTCCTTTTACACTAGTCTTAATTACAGTAAATACCCCTAAAGGTATATATTCTATATCATCTCCTATATACAATCCTACATATGGTTTTACAATAGCATTATCAAATATATCTCCTGTATTAATTAGTTTTATATCAAAACTGTTAGAACAAATTGATCCTATAGAAAAACTATCACTAGGATTAACTGATTCCTCTAAGTTCATTTCATATATTTGATTTCCACTATATTCTTTATCTCTTATAATAACCTTAGCATTAAATTTTCTTCCTTGTAACTTATTTATTTCTTTATTAAATACTTCTGATACTTTAAACAAATACTAACCCCCTTTCCTAAAGATTAATATTTATATTATTCCTCTATCATAAAGTCAATACACATTAACTCTCCTGGACTCATTTCATAACCATTTAATAATTCAATATTAAATTTATGTATATCCATTTCAACTTCAATTTCTTGTAATTCATTAATTTCTTTATTAAAATACTCTAATCTTTCTGGATCAATATCATAATTTCCCTCTGTTATTTTTAGAGTTCCATCATCTTCTTTTAAACAATATTCTTCTATTAATTTTTGCCTTTCTTTATTATAGTGTTTTAATTCTCTTTCAACTTTAGATATATTCTTGCCTATAGCATAAGAAACTTTAACTGGTAACTTTCTTGAACTTATTTCTCCTAATACATTAACTTTTTCTAATATTTCTTTATTTGTCATTTTAACCATTTTGAACACCTCTTTTTTTAAAAATTTTATTAAAAAAGAGCCTACATTTTGTAAGCTCTTATAAACTAAAGTATAAAACAATTTAAGCTTTTGCCAACTTCCGTAGCCTTTGTTCTAAATTTTTGAACCTCAGCTTGAACTAATTGAGAATTTGCTAAGAACAACTCCATATTAGTAGGATATGTTTGAATATTTGCGATAGTATTTTGAGTTAAACTACAACTCATTGTTAATACTGTTTGCTTCATTCCATCCTTTTCTATATTTACTGTTCCATTTAAGTTAGTAGATTCTGTTATTGTGCTTGTTACTTTTATATTTTCTTCTGACATTTCAATTCCTTCTTTCTTTTATTTATATTTCTATTAAATTCATAGACAGACCTTGCCATACATTCTTATTAAAATCAACAGCTGGTGTACTTCTATCTCCTACATAAAAATTTTTAGTTGTAACTCCTTCCATTGGATCAGGATAAGTAACTGGAAACTCTGTTCCACTTACTGATTGTAATATTGTTTTAATCTCATTAGATGTTAAAGGCCCCCATTCACACTCAAGTTTTCTAGTAACTCTTATCCTATCTCTAAGCATTACACCTAATAAATTTCTTCCTGTATTTTCTCCATCTAAATCCATTATGTTAACCTTAAAACTCTTTGGAGAAGCAACTGCTACTCCATTTATACTAATTCCTATAGTTGCCACCTCCTAAAGATTTAATAATTGCTCTCCAGCTTGTCTATTCACTTTATTTATAGCTTCTATTGCAATTCTACCTAAATCAGTATCTTTTATTCTTAATATTAAATCACCACTCTCTTGAGGTCCTGAATTATTATAGCTATTATCTTTTTTATTCTTCATCGCTTCTAAAATAGCTTCTATTATAACTTCTTTTATTTTTTCTATGAACTCTGGATCATTAATACTCTTCTTTTCATTACTATTAATATTTTGACCTAACATTGTTAAATCAGGTTGTTTTAATGCATTATTAGAAAGTAATAACATATTATTAATTCTTTCTGAAAGTTTAATAGCAAGTAAATTTAATCCACCAGTATTATTTTCTAATGGTACTACTGCCTCTGTTCCAGCCTCTCCTATTACGGCTTGTGTTGGTTTATCTACTATACCGCCTTTAGCCAAATAAGGCATTTTAGCTATGTTAACTCCAAAGTGCTTACCACCAATACCAGGAATCCAATCTGGAGTAGTAAAACTAATTTTGTTTAAACCATCTATAGCCATATTAATTAGCCCAATAACGGAGTTTAGAGGCGCTTTAATTACAGAACCTAATCCACTCATTATACCTTTGAAAATATCTACAACGCCATGCCAAGCTCTGCTCCAGTTTCCAGTAAATACTCCGGTTACAAAGTCTATTATTCCACCAAATATTTTTTTGATAGATTGAAAAACATTATCTACATTTTTTAAGAAAAGATTTAATAGATTCCCTAATACTCCAAAACAATTTGACCAATCTGTTTGGAAAACATTCCTTAACCATTCTTTAAAGCTATTAAATATGTCTTTTATTTTTCCCCATATTTCTATAGCTTTAGCTTTTACAAAGTCCCAATTTTTATATAAAGCTACTCCACTAGCTATTATTGCTGTTATAGCAACTATTACAATTCCTATTGGACTTGTTAAAAATGCTATTGCTCCACCTAGTAATGTTGTTGCTATAGTACTTATTTTTGCTACAGTTGTCCAAATTGTTTGAGCTATTGTCCATAAAGTTAATGCTCCTTTAACTATTAGTATAGAAGCACCAAGACTTCCTAAAACAATAATAATTGTATCTAATACTGGCTTTCCACTACCCATTAACCAATTTATTAAGTTGCTAAACGCATCTAAAACAATTCCTAATATATCTGCTAATTTAGCTAGAACTGGAGCTATCATGTTTACAAACCAATTAACCATAGGAGCAACAAAATTAGTATAAATATACCCAGCTAATTCAAATATTTTTGCACCTAGCCTTATAAATCCCTGGAATAAATGACTACCTCCATTATCCCAAACATAAATTAATTTTTGAGTTAAATTTTCTAATACTCCTGATGTTGCATTTAATATTTGCATGAATGTAGTTGCTAATCCAGGACCAATTTCTCCCCAAACTTGCCTTAAAGAATCTCCCATATGCTTAATTAATGTAAGTGCATTTAAAAGAGCATTTGCTAAAGATTGAACTATAGCTGTTCCTATTCCTCCAGCATTCCAAGCATCTGCAAATGTAATTGCTATATCTCCAACTATATTAAATATGTTTTGTAAAATTTGTAGAATAACTACAAGTATTTTTTCTCCCGTTCCATTAGTCCATACTTCTAAAAAACTAATACCTATAGCTTTTATAAGCTCCCAAACTCCATGTAATGCATATTTAATACTTGCAATTGTTGCAGCTCCTTCTCTTGCCCATGCATTTTTAAAAGGTTGAAATATTTTAGATATAATGTCTTTTAGCTTTTCTACCATAGCATTTATTTTTTGCATTGCTACACTTGTTGGACTTAAATCTATATCTGGAGCAACCATTGGTATCGGATCTATTCCTCCACCACCGCCTCCTCCTTTTGGAGCCTTTGGAGCTTTATCAGAATCATCTGGAATACTTAATTTATTTATTTCATCAAATCCAGCTAAGGACCTTTGTATTTTCTTTTTTGTCTTTTCTGCCGAATCTCCTATTTTATCTACTGCTCCAGATGTTTTTTTACCTTGCTTTTCCATATTCTTCATTGAAGCTATAGAAGCATTCATACTTTTAGCAGCACCAAAACTAGCTTGATATGTTTTACCAAATATAGCACTTATAAAAGCTGCAATATATGCGGTTACTGTTGCTAATGCACTCATAAAAGCATTAAGTGCTGGTAGAACTGCTTGATAGATTGGCATAAATGCAACCATAAGATTAGTTCTAATTTGTGCTAAACTGTTTGCAAACTGAGCATTAGTCATTAAAGCACTTCCTATATAACTAGCAACAGTGTTTATCCCCTTCATTACTAAAGGGAATACTATTCCCCACCTAAACATACTATCAATAAACATCCCTGTTGCACTTCTAGCACCATTCATATTTTCTCTATATCGTCTAGTAGAGTTATTAGCATTTCTTAAATTTCTATTTGTTCTACTTGTAGTATTTTCAAGCCTCTTCATACTATTACTTGCTTCATTTAATCCTAAAGTAGAATTCTTAGCTGAATTACCTAATTTCTCAAACTGCCTATCTAAATCAGCTAATTTAAACCCTGTTGCATCAGATTTAGCTATAAGTTTATTTATAACAGCTTCTGTTTTTAATATTTGCTCTTGTAATTTGTTTTTTCTAGCTTGATTAAACGTAGAATTATAAGCAGCCTTCAATCCTGATAATTTTTCTTGTTGCTGCTCTATTGATCTATTAGTTATCTCTAAACTATTAGAAAGATTTTCAATCTTAGATTTTATAGATTCTAAATCTCCAACATTACTTTTTGGTGGTCCTCTTCTACTTATTGGTTGCGTTGCTACCTTGCTACTAGGCATTGCAATATTACTAACTGGAGAAAACTGAATAGGAATTTTTATTTCTTTAGATTTAGCTATTATACTTCTTATAGCATCTAAAGCTTTTGATTTTATTTCTTCTATTGTCTTAAGAATATTAGCTTTACTTTTCTCAACACTAGATTTTATAGTTTCATCAATAGTATTCATTCCTTTATTTAAAGATTCAGAAATTCCTTTCGTTATTGAATTAAAATCAAATTTTCCTGTTATTCCTTCTAGCGACTTACTTATTTGACTACCTATAGCACTAACCATCTTTTCTATTTGTTTTCCTATATCACCATCTTGTATCTCTAAATCAAGACCAATTTTCCCTACTGAATCTGCATCTGCCATTACCTCACCACCTTTCTTAAAATAAAAAAGACATTTAGTTTTAACTAAACGCCTTTTTAAGAATTTCTTGTATTTCTTTTATTTGTTCCTCTTTTTCTTCATCTGTCATTTGCTCTACTTGTCTACTTCTCCATTCATTACGAATCCTATGTTGTTCTTCTGTAAAGTTCTTAAGCATATTTTCATCTTCTTCACTTCTTATTGAAACAATTTGACCTAGTGGTGTTTTAGACATTATTCCACTAAGCAATGTACAGAATTCATCCCAAGTCATATCCGATTCATTTCTTAATCTAATTCCGTATTGAGCTGTAAAAGAAGCTTCTATAAGCTCCCAATCTTCAAATAAATCATACCATTGATTATTCTTTACTTTCTTGAAATCGCTTTGCCTCTTTCTCACTCATTTCTTCAATTTCTTCTAATTCAACATTAGATATAGCAGCCATTATTACATTTATTATTGCATTATATGCTGACATGCTCCATTCATCACCTTTACTATCTATATATTCAAAAGCTTCTTTACCTAGGGAAGCTTTTATTATTTTATTAATAAGCTCCATCTCATCCTGTTTTTTATCATCTTTTTTCTTATTTTCTTTAACTAATGATTGAATATATATAGCATTATTCTTCGTATTATTAATTTTATATTCGTGATCTTCATCTATCTTTACTGTTGGTTTTACATTAACTAACTTATTCATTATGTCATATACTTTTGCCATTGTTTATACCTCCTAATGTCCTAAGCTTGATGGTGCTTCTGTATATTCTGGTTTTCCGTCACCTTTTAAGTCAAATTCTAATGGAGCAACCTTTGTACTATCATCTCCACCTACATTTTTAATATCAATTACACAATTAAATGTAAGTTTAGACCCATCTGGGAACTCCATTTCTCCTTTTGTACTACAATCTAATCCATCCTTCCATGCAGTTGCTGCAACATAATCATTTCCTGGATCACCTACATTTCTTTTACCTTTTAAAGATATAGAGAAACTCTTTCCTGTCATTAAACTTCTTGCCCAACCTGCTGTATCCATTGGTGTCCAATCTTCTACCTTACCATCAATCTTTATACCAAAGTTCTCCATATCAGCTATAGTCTGCATATCTTGAGATTGACTTGCTTTTCCTTTTGTTCCTATCTTAAATTTAAGATTATATACTGGAAAAACTCCTGTAAATGCCATAATTATTCACTACCTTTCATGTATTATATTTACTTCTATTACATATTCATATATGTTATTTTTATCTGTTCCAACTCCTATAGGCTCCGTAGTTATCATTTTAAAATCTATAACTCTTTTCCCACCTATAACAGCATTTTGTCCCAATAAAGCATTAAATACTTCTTGAGCTTTTTGTTCTGCTATATTAGCATTCTTTCCCCAATGTATTAGTATAGAAATAGCCTTAGTAGAATAGCTTGTATTTCCTAATCCACCTAAGGCTATATGATTTCTTGGCCCTCTTATGCTATAGATACCTATACATTGCTCTTTAGTTGCATCTATCTTTCCTATATACCATTGAGGGCATTCTATTTTACTTTTTAAATACTCTCTTACTTCACTTAGCAACATTATTTAATCAATCCTTTGCTAAATATTTTTAAGAATTTAAAATAAGTCTCTGTTACAAATTCTTTATTATCTCCATCAATATAAGATTGCATCCATTTACCTTGTGCATTTATATTTTTGTCTTGCCTAAAGTTATACTCTGGATGCCAATATAATCTTCTAGCATATGGTGTGTCAAAAATTATAGATGCTATTCCATCATCTAACTTCGATAAATCAACAAAACCACTTCTTTCAAGTTCTCCAGTATCCTTAGGAACTACAGCACTTGTCTTAATATCACTTAATATGGCCTCTGTAGTTTCCTCTAAAGCTTTATTTCTAGCATTTATTAAAGTGTTTATCTTAGTTCTATCTAATTTTATTGTTACTTTAGCCTTCATTAGATAAGCTCCAATTCAGTAGAAAATACACTTCCATCTGGATTACGTGGCCTTGATGACTTATAAATATCTTTTTTAATATCTCCAACCTTTATATACCCTTCAATTAATTTATTAGGATAAATATCACCTTCAATTGTTACAGTACCACTTAAAGTTACAAGTCTACGCTCTGCATCGAGAGTATTCTTTCCCTTCTCATTATATATACTTAATCCTTTATAAATTAACTCTTCTACTGGTTCGCCATCCTCATTCATATAAGTATGGTAAACCTCTACTGGTGTTTTTAAAAGCCATTTAGGAAATGGTAATTTAATTCCCATAGTTTAGAGCCTCCTACTATTTAAACCAGTTTGATATATATAATTAATAACTTCCTGTGTGGTTGTTATTCCATTTACAATACTTCCATTAAAAGATACCGAAGTACTACCAGCTGAAAATCCACTTAAAGGCATATTAATAAACTCACCATATTGCTCTATAAATTCAGCCTGTAAACAAACTGCTTTTTTAATTTTATCTTGTTGAAATGGAGATAAATTTTTAAATTCTATTCCTATTATTCTGTTATATGTCAATTTATCAATTTGATCTGATGCTCTTTCTAATCTATTTTCTAAAGTATCATCATTAAGGATATCACCTTTGAAATTATCTTTATAATATGAAATATCTACATAAGACATATACTCACATCCTTATAAAGAAAAAGAAGCCTTAACTAAGACTTCTTTAACTCTTTATTTTCAGCTTTAAGCTTTTTATTTTCTTCTTTTAATTTCTCATTTTCTTGCTTTAAAGTATAGTTTTCATCTTTTAATGGATCTAATTCATCTTTTAACTTTATATATTCCTCATAAGAAATAGATTTCCCTGCTCCACGTTCTATAACTTCCCCTTCATCATTAACTATGTCATATCCTTGTTGTTTATAAAAGTTCTGTTCAGATTCAGTTATTGTATAAACTTTGTTTTCTTTAATAGCCTTCATATGTTATTACTCCTTTCTAGCCCTCTGCCTCTGCATTAATAGCAATACCGCAAGCTTTATTTTTTATTAAGAATGTATCTCCATATTCTCTAGTTTGATATACATAGTTATCAGCAGTTCTTGAATCAGTACCAGGAGTAAATAACTTCATATAAGCATACTTTCGTCTAGTTACTTGGCATGATGGATGTATAAGTATCATATGAATTTGTTTTGCATCACCTGCTGGAACACATCCATTAGTAAAATCATATTTTGTTTTCATTCTTGCTGATGGTACTTTTTTGATTGTAACATCATCTAAAGAATATACTCTTCTATCTACATTTCCATTATTACTATTAACATCTAAACTTCTTTGAATATTTTGTGCATTTTTAATTATTTTGTTCATAGCTGGAGTAACATAAAGAATTCTTCCTTCTGATGGTACTCCCTCATCATCCATTTTCTCCATCTTTTCGTCAAACCAATCTAATACATTGGCAGTAGTTAAAACAGTATTATCTATAACAGCTCCATTTGATTTATATGTTTTAGCCTCTGCATAAAGCTTAGAGTATCTATAGGAATCTCTCTCTGGAATAGCTTGTTCTGTTTCAAATGTATTTTGAACATTTGCCATTTCTAAAGTTAGATTTGTTTCATCAATATCCATCGGGTCTAAAGCAAACTCTATATCTCTATCATGAGCTAACTTTTTTGGTTCCCACTCATTAGATATTGTTCCAGTATTAAATCCCATATTACCTCTATTGTGATCCTTATATCCACTTACTGTTATGTTAGGTAACTTAATAGTTTGTGCATTAATGAATTTAACTTGTGGATTAGATTGCTCTAAATCATAAGAAGTTAATTCTCTTGCATACTTTTGTTGTAATTCTCTTTCAAATTGTTCAGCATAACTATATACTGCCATTTATATCACTCCTAATCTTTTTATTTATTTCCAAATGCTCTTGATAAAGCATCATTAACATTTTCTTTTTTCCCTTCAGAACCAGCACCAATTTTAAATCCTTTGTTTTCATCTTGTTGCTGCATTCCTTTAAAGCTTGGATATTTTTCTAAAACTTTATCTACTGCTTGATCCATAGTAACATCATCACTTACCATAGCTTTAGCTAATATAACAACATCGTCAACACTATCAGCTAAAACTCCTTTGCATAAACAAGTTACTTTCACCTCTAATGTATTAGCTCTCTCTGCTTCTGCTTTAGCCTTAGCTTCTGCATTAGTTAAAGCTTCGCTTTGCTTTTGAGCCTCTGTCTTTTGACTTTCTTTCCAATCTTGATAAGCTTTAAGTTCTTCCTTAGATATTTGGCCTTTCTTTTCTCTTGCCACTCTATCCTTAATCATCCTATTTACTTCTTCTTGAGTAAAAGTCTTTTCTTCTATTGGATTAGTTTCTGTTCCCTCACCTTCTCCATCTGCGCCATCAGTTGGATTAGCTTCTGAACCTGCTCCCCCATTACCTGCTCCATCATTTTGAGCTAATTTCATACCTAATCTTTTTCTTAAATTAAAATTTGATATAAACATAAATACCTCCATTTATAGCCTGTTGGCTGTTAATTTCATGCACACTTTAACGCCTTAAGCAAGTTTTTGGCAAAATAAAAAAGCCTTATTTCTAAGACTTTTTATTGATTTATTTATCGTTATCTTTATCATTTAAGCTTTCATTTAAAACTTTTGTAAATTTACTTATAGAAGTATTCCCTGACTTGAATAAACCACTATCTTTTCTTTTACTTAATTCATTTTCTTTTGATGTTTTAATTATTCCACTTCTTCTTGCCATTATATCTCCCCCTAAATTATATACATATATAAATTAATTTTAAAATAACATAAGTAACAACAGAAATCATTAATAATAAAACCCCAGTTGTGTTCATATTATGTTTTTTATCATTAATTTTTTTATTATAATCTGTGCACTCCTTATATGCTTCAATCAAATCATAAGCTACCAGTCCTTCACATTCACCTTGAGGTCCCATTTCTAAAAAGCCATCAGTATTTACACTTTTATATGGCTTGGACATTAATAAACTTAAAAAAATTATTATTGAAGCCAATAAACATATGCAACTTATTCCTTGTAACATTATTAATATATATATAATGCCTTTTCCATTATTTAATATCTTTGTAAAGTCAAAAGTATTATTAACTAATAATAATCCACCAAAAAAAGTAGCAATTGTAACTAATATTGGTATTCTTGTTTCCACACTTTTTCTTCTTTCTATTTCTCTTGTATAATCTTTATACATATAATCTAAAATTAGTTTTGATGATTGGTATGCTTTAGCGTAATCAATATCATCTTTTGATTCCATTTATCCTCTCCTCCTTTCATATTAATTCTACAATCATATATTCTATTTGTAAAATATCTTAAAGTTGGTTACTATTCTCTATTGATTATTTAATAACTTTTTCTAATTCTTTTATCTTATTACTTGTAATTTCTTTACTTTCTTCATCACAAATACCAGCCTCAAATCTTTTCCATTTTCTAAGCTGCCTTTCATAATATCTCTGTTTTTGTTCTTTTTCATATACTTTAATAGCTTCTTTACCATCTGGAACTACTGGCAATCTTGTTATACCCGGAAAGTAAGTTGCCAATGTATGCCTACAGTTAGGATGTAAGAATCCTTTTCCTACAGCCTCACTTAATAATGGATAATCTCCATCCTCTTTAGTACCATGAGAAAATATATCATCAATCAATACTTTTCCTTGCCATGGTTCACACATTTTACAAGTATTAGCATGAGCCGTAACAACTACTAAATGTATTCCATATTCATCTCTTTTCTTTCCTTCACCTAAAAAGGTAGCTCTTTGACTTGCTGTCCTTAAACACATCTCTGCATAACTAGCAATATTAATTTGTTTACCATCTTTATAAGTTATACTATTTATACCTTTCTCAAGAAAATCCTTAGTAGCCATATCTATAGCTTGATTAATAGTCTTAGTACCACTTTGCAAATATACATGAGTTTTAAATATTGTTTGCCTATATACATCATCCATCTTTCTTAAAACTGACATTTGAGCCTTTTTTAAATCATTTGTAACAGTTTCTTGTAATGCATTAAGTTTCTTTTCATTGACACCAAAGAAGTTTTCTTCAACTTGTGGAGTAGCCTTTTTCCCTAGTTCTTTAGCAATATACTCTCTAACTGTTTGAGGTTCTTTTATATCCTCTGGAAACTTTATCTTTACTTCATCTATTAACTTTTCTGTATTTTCTTGACCTTTAGTAAAATTCCCTTGAATCTCTCTGCTTATAGCTTCTTGGATAGGCTTGTTATATTCCTCAACTAGCTTCTTATTTCTCTTTCTATACTTTTCAATTTTTCTAAGCTTAGTCCTTTGCCATTGTTCCCATTGAAATCCTTCTTTGCTCTGCTCTGCTTGGTGAAAATAAAAAGCCCTATGCATACTAGAAATTAAATCAAGTTCCATTTGCTCGAATATATTTCTAATATCATAAGACTTATCTCTTTCCTTTTTAGCATTTTCTTTTATTTTATTTTCAGTAATTCCTCTAAGTATATCAGCTAATAATTGTATATCCTTATCCCTCTTGTCCATCTGTTTCGACCTCATTATCATCAGTATATGACATATCAGAATCATCTACTGTTTTAGGTTCTTCAGCTACAAGATAGCCATTCTGTTCCTTTATTCTTTGTATCTCTTCTTCCTTTTCTTCATCTGTCCATGTATCTCCATACATTTCCTCAATACATTGCTCTATAGACATTACTCCATAGGTTTTAGCTTTCCCTACAGTTTCTACTACTGTATCAAAGCTAGGACTTGCATATTCTCCAAATACAATACTTACTTCATATTCTCCAGTATTCTTTTTATTTAATACATCATTGGTCTTTAAGATTATATTAACTAACTCTGGTATAACCTCTGTTAATATATCAACCATTTTTCCTCTAGTATATAAAGTAGTCTTTTCTTTCTCCCTTTGAGCTTCTGCATTGTCTGTTTTCTTAAGGTCTATTCCTAAAGTACTAGGGCTTATTATACCTTGTAAACACATATCAATAGCATTTGAATAACTCTCAACATAAGCCTCATAATTTATATTAGCTTGTTTCATATCTATCTCATTTTTTGCATCTTCTGCAAGGCTAGAACCTACTTTTAAGAATCTATTATCAAATGGATTAGGTTTCATTAAGTTACCATTAATATCTTTTGGAACTAAATCCTCTGGTATATACTTTTGAACTCTTCCATCTCTTATAGCATCTATCCATTGACTTATAACTTCGTCTAATGCATCAAAGGCATCTGATTTATTATCAAATATACTCTTACCTCTTCCCTCGAATTTAGGAGATTTAAAGAACATTAATGGTACTCCCATTATAAAATCATCTTTATATGTTACATCTGCAAGTTCTCTAGTTTCATCAAGTGTATTTAAAGAAACTTCATTTCCATTACTATCATATAAATTATAGTTTATATATCCTTTTCCATAAGTTTCACTTAATTTATATTGCCTATTATTTTTAGTATAAAAAGTATAAAACTTTATTTCTTTTAATCTTCCTCTTTGAGTTATATATTCAACTTTATCACCATCGAAAAACTCTATTATTGGATATTTGCTTATCTCTGTATCTATAGATAGTTTAAAAGCTCCGTCACCACTAACTAATGTATTAGCAATTATATCACCTAACATATCATCAAACTTATTATCTTTTCTTATTTCTTCCCATAATGTATTGTCAGCCTCTCCAGTAACTTCTATACTATCTAAGTCAGCTACAACTATATCACTTAGCTTATCGGCTATCATTGCAGGTAATCCACTATGTATTTTTCTTATACTTAAATCCTCACTTGGAACAGCACTCCAAAACCTAGCTTTATTTACTGGATCACTTGATATATTCTTAAAGAATTGGTCCAGTTCATATGGTTCTCCCCTATACCAAAGCTTATTTCTAATTACATTAGTTTCAAATGTATAAGCTTCTTGTATAGTAATAGGATTAGTTAATGCTGGTTGAACATTTAAATATTTAATTGCTGCTTTAGTTAACATACTCTTAAACCACCCCATTTCTATTCCTCCTTAAAATAAAAAACTAACCATTTTATTGGTTAGTTTTTTTCTTTTGACTTAGTTCATATAAATTTTCAATCATTCTTTTATATAAAGGTGTAAAGCTATTATAATTATCAAAATAAATCTCTTTAACTACATTTTCCCAGACTAATGCATTATCCTCTACTAAATTATTTTCATCATTCATTAAATCTTCCTTTAATATATAGCCTAATACATTCTTACTGGCTTTAATATCTTCTGTAATACCAAAAATTAAATTTTTAATTTGTCTATCATTTACTTCTCCCATTACAAGAAATAAATATTTATCAATATCTTTAGTATCAATTTTAGGTAACTCATTAAAAATGAATTTTAAATCTTTAGAATCGTTATTTTTTAAACCTTCCTTTTCTTCTATCATTCTTTTAATTAACATATTTAGAATGTAAAACTTTATCTTAAAATATAAAGCTATTGTTGGTACCATTACTTCTCTATTATAACTATCGATACTTTGTTTTTCTGCTAAATCATTTTGTTTTTCTGTTAATCTATACAATAATAAACTTACTATTAATGATGTTAAAGTACCTAATAAGGTAAATACAGATTCAAAAACAGTCGAATAGTTTGGCATTATATCAGATGTAGCTATATACTTATTATTTAAAAATTGAATACCCATTGGCACCAAATTTTTTAATGCTATAATTAAATATATAGTACTTAATATAGCTATAAAAATTAAAAATAATAATATTATAAATTTAAAAAACTTTTTTAAAAATATTTTCAAAACCTCTCCCTCCAATCAGATATAATTTTACAATAAATATACAATTAGGTGAAGCAACTATATTTCATAAACGCCTATCAATTTTCTAAAAGGTATCCATGCATATTGACTAGAGTTAATTGTATGGTCGTTTACATCTTCTGGCTCATATTTATCTTCTTTCCAACTATAACACTCTAACTCTCTTATATGCTCCTTACAACTATCTAAAACATAATAAAATACTTTACCATTGGTATTAATCCAACCTAAAGCTAAATGTATTCTATCTAATATAGTTACTTTCTTATAAGAGTTAATAAAGTTATACATACATGGATTAGTTCTTTTAAACTTCTTAAGCTCCATTATAGTTGCTTGGTCTGCTGAATCTACAAATACATCTCTAGCAAATCCCCATTCCTTTCTATTCTTTTCTAAGAACTTAAAATATTTAGGAGCTATATCACTAGGAGCTAATGGAGTTTCTAAGTCTTTATTGTTATATACATCTTCATCTAATACAATTAATTCTTTCTTATCTGTAATACCTAAGAAAGTAAATGCAAAGGTATCAGGACTATTTTGAGAATATGCTGTATCTAACCCTGCTGTAAATTGAACAAACTTTAATTTCTTATCTTTTATTTGTTTAATAACCTGTTCTTTAGATAATACATTATTCTTTCTTTCAAAATTAGAGAATATTAATCCTGTTGCTCTTCCTCTTAACCCTAGTATCTTATTCTTATATAGCTTAGTACCTTTAGGAGCACTCATCTTTTTCTTTTCAATAGCTTCTTCATCCAAAGATGCATTATCATAGAAAGTAAAAAACCAGTAGGTCCAATTAGGTTTCTCTTCTGAATTGAGTTGCCCTAATATTTCTACTGGTACATCTTTCTTATATTTTTCTAATGGTCTACAACAATTAATAAACTCTGAATATATAGGTAAGTTAGGATCATCTGGATTAAGTGTCATCATAAGATAATCATTTCTAGTACATATCTCTCTAACAAATTCAATACTAGCTGTGTTAACCTCATCTATAAGTACACAACCAAATTGAGAACCTAAGGCCATCTTCCATTTATCTACGTTATCGTAACCTAGTATGTATATTATTTTCTCCCCATTAGGAGTTATATATCTTATATGAGGTATTTTATTATCCTTATCACCATTACCGTTATACTTGACTAAATCACCAAATACATCAGTAATTCCATATTCTTTTTGTATTAAGTTCTTTTCAGCAACTCCAGTTGTTTTAGCAGCAATAACATGCATTTTCTTAGGAGATTCTGCAACCATTAGCATAAACTTTAGTATTCCTACTGTAGTTTTTCCTGCTGCTGTTGTTCCCTCCAATGCTTCTACTGGTGCCCTATGCTTTAAAAAAGCTAAATACTTATCTGATAACTTATATTCATCACTCATTATCATCATCCTTTAATTGGTTAAGTATAGAATCTAGTTTAGTTGTAGAATTAACATTTACATTGCTATCTTTTTCAACTTTATCAACAAATAATCTATATCTCTTACCTAATAATTCTGCTGCTTTGATTTTATCTTTAGCTGAAATTTCCTTATCAACAACTTTAGCTTCACTCATAAAATCACCTATATTTTCAGTAACCACTACTTGCTCTGTTTCTTCTCCTCTTAGAACTCTAGTTAAATACTCTAACACTTCTTCTGCTTTAGCTATCCTTTTGCTTTCTAATTCTTTCATTTTTTCATCTATATAAGATTTTAAGGCAGGTTTTAGCAAGTTTTCTTGTCCTATTACCCTAGCTGTTTTCTTACTATATCCTGCCTTAATAGCTGATTCTGTGGCGTTGCCTGTTTCAATATAATATTCAGCAAACGTCTTCTGTTTTGGTGTAAGCTTCATAACAACACCACCTTTCTTTTAAAATTAATTATCTGAATATTGCTTTAAAATATCACTAATATCATTGTATACATTTGTATAATATTGTTTTAAAGCATAATCATTTATAAATCTATTGTTTTTCTTTTTAGCTATAGTAGAATAATACTTGTCAATTTCAATTGTCAAATCTATGTTATTAATATAAAAATTGTTTAATGAATTAATATTGCTCAAGTACACATCTGCTGACATTATATTGTTATCTAGATTATTAATAGAAAAAACTTTATTAGTCTCGAATATCTCAGTCCAATCTTCACACCCTTCCCTTACAACTTTATTATCCAACTTTTCGAAATTCTCTTTATTTTTATCAATACATACAAGCAAAGTGTTTAATTCATTTTTGAACGAAAAAAATATTATTTCAAGTTCCTCAAATGAAGATTTAAATTGTTTATTGATTTGTTGCTCTTTCTTATTCTCCGGTCTATAAACTGTAAAATAATAAAAAATATAACTTGAAATTATTCCTAATGAAACACTATCACATATAGGCTCAATTTTTTCACAAATGCTATATATAATAATGGTTCTTTAAACAACACCCATATTACAGAACAAAGCGTCACTAAACTTAGGCCTATATTCGCTTTTAAAAATTTTAATAAGTTATTAATTATTTTTGACATTTAATCACCTCATAAAAATTATAAGGCAATTTATAGAAAAATTAAAATTATGTTAATAATGTAATATTTTATTCTTCCATTAAATATAAATGATTTTTAGTCCTCTTAACTTTTAATTTATACTTTATAGCTTCTTTAGCTCCTGTCTTAGTTAATCTTCTCATTCTATTCACCATCCTTAATATATCTTTGTCCTATTCTATATTCATTAACCCAATCTTTGCCTAATAAAATATCTAGCAGTTCAACATCATAAGGTGTAAAATTCTTTCCTTGATTAAGTACTTTATTGTTAATTACTTTCACTATATTCTTAACATTATCTAAGTTTCTAGCATCTACAATAACATTTAAATCACTCATATGAATTTCTCCTTTTAAACAAAATAAAAAGAACCCTCATATTGAGAGTTCTTTTTATAATATTATAATAGATATCCATGATCCCAACCATGTGATTCAACCATATTATACCATAATTTTAATACATCTTTATCGTTATTTTCAAACCTAATAGGTTCTAATGTAACGTAACATGTATTATCTGAATAATCAATTATAACTTCTGAAACATTATGTTCATAAGGATCCTTCCAAACGGAATCAGCTATCTTATCTCCACCATGTGGTATTACTGGAGACTCAAACTCTTTTGTCATTGTAAAGCATCCTTTTTTAAAATCTTCTAATGCTACCAGTTGTGATAGTCTTATTTTCATATGTCACCCATCCTTCCTACAATAAATTATATCATCTCTACATATAAATTCCAATTTTATAAATAATATAAATAAAAAAGAACCTAG